CAGTCTGCGTTGAATATCCATTCGGCATCCGGATATAAATCCATGGCTTCTTTCATGAGGAATATCTTGCCCCACCCAAGTGGATAATGTCCATCTGGAATTGGTGGATTTGGTTTGACTATCACGGGTGCACCGATGACACGTTCACCACCGTCGGTATCGTAGTGTAAAGTGTATCCATGCTTTTCACAGTATAGTTTTTTATTCTTATAAAGCGTCCACTCTGCGAGTGGTTCATAATTTTGATCGTGTAACGATGTAAACACGATCATTTCTTAATTTTGGGGTGTAATTCTTTAGCCACTTTAATTCGATAGTCGAGATCAGTTGACGGCCACTGAATCACAAAATCCCCTTCTTGCCACTGCCCATCGGTCCCGAGAATATCCTTATACTCGGGACGATTCTTGAGTATAGGAAGATTCGAATAGTCGTATGAATTCATCACGCGTTGTGGGATAACATTTCCAGCCATCGCCCATAATGTTCCACCATTTTTGATACCACTTTCTTGTAAATGCGTCCCAATAAATAAATCTTGGATGAGTTGATTCTCATAGAGATACCAGTTGCGATACAAAGGCATACCAGAAATGATCGTGTTCAAGAATGCACGACCAATTGCAGAGTTTCGAATAAGCATGTTTCCACAATTGATACCATTACAATCAGCGGGAATCATGATGTGTGTATTTTCATGAGCGTATGCCTTGATGATGTCTTCAATTTTAGTATCCATGTTCGTAATCATGACATCACAATCCGTATTGAAGATCCACTCAGCATCCGGGTACTTCTGCATCGCTTCCTTGATCACAAACGCCTTTCCCCACCCCATAGGAATGTGTGTTTCTGGAATCGGTGGTTGCGGCTTTGCCATCATGGGTTTTCCCGCGACCGATGCACCGCCATCACTCGCGTAGTGTAAAATGTACCCATGCTTTTCACAGTATGGTTTTTTATTCTTATGAAGTGTCCACTCGGCGAGTGGTTCGTATTTCTCATCGTGGACGGATACGACAACGATAGACATTCTACTAACAAAACACGGGATATCTTTAACTTAAAGATTAATACTGCTAAAATACCAATGGTTGAATATCATGATCTGACACTTAGGGATGGATGTCATGCGATATCACACCAACTCACAATAGATATGATAAAGAAGCACTGCGACTTTGTGGAAAAATCTAAGATTCCAGTCATGGAAATCGGTCACGGAAACGGTCTCGGTGCATCTTCTATTCTAATAGGTAAGGCTATGCTTAGTGATATCGAAATGATCTCACTCGCAAAGACTTGTCTAAAAAATACAAAGTTATCCGTACACGTCATACCAGGTCTAGCAACCATAGAAAGAGACATAGAACCCGCAATTAATCTAGGAGTTGACATATTTAGAATTGCATCACATTGTACAGAAGCCTCTATGACAAAATCGCATATTGAATATTTAGCGAGTAAAGGCAAAACAGTATACGGAGCCCTCATGATGTGCGCCACATGTCCATTACATATGCTTGTCGATGAGGTTACAAAGATGAAATCGTATGGTGCATCCGCCGTGATAATCATGGATTCCACGGGTTCATTCACACCCGAACAGGTTGAAGAGTGTTTCGCGGAACTTTCAAAAATAGGCATTACACTTGGGTTTCATGCACATAACAACCTAGGATTAGCGGTCGCAAATTCACTCGCGGCAATAAAAAGTGGCGCAAAAATCATAGACGCGACGGTGTGTGGGTTTGGTGCAGGCGCTGGTAATACACCATTGGAAGTCATATCAGCGATCCATCCATCGGGGAATATAAATGTTTTGGAATCGATAGAACATCTCGATTACAAAGCACCGGTCACAAAAGTGATCAATATACTGACGGCAAAACATAAGCTACATTCAGTGTTCGAAAAAAAGATACTCGATGCGTCACAGAAGTATAACGTTTCTTTGACGCGCCTCGTTGAAGAATTAGGAGCTCGAAAATTAGTGGCTGGACAAGAAGATCTCGTGCGAGTTATCGCTGCGCAGATGTCCGAATGATTAAATCAGATTTTTTAGATTTATTATCTCCCATGATTCTCTCGATTGTTTCCAATGGTAATATGGGTGACATCTCTTCGATGGGTGGTGCAAAAATAGAACCATCCTTTTGAAGAACACCCTTCACCTTTGGCAAGAATTCTTGATCCGCGGGCATGAATAATTCACATATCGCCGGACCATCGTGGTCCATGAAACGGGGGAAGTGGAAATTAAACTCATCCCACGATTGCACTCGAAAGTTTTCATACCCGAATGCCTTGGCGACTTTCATATAGTCTGGTAAAACGATACCTGTATTCTTATCGACTGCGTTATAGTTTCCCTTGAAGAGCATATTCTGTGTGTGTTTGATCATCAAATATCCATCATTGTTAAATATAACGATTTTGACACGAAGTCCATGTTGAATGATTGTTTGAAGTTCTTGAATATTCATCATCATACCACCATCACAATTGAGACACAACACTTCCCTCCCATTACCAGCAACGGCAGCTCCAAACGCAGCAGGTAATCCATAACCCATCTCACCCAAACCGTACGAAGAAAACATCGTCATACCATCCTTAAGAGTGATCGATTGATGACCAGAGAGTAACGCGGTTCCCATATCCGTCACAATAATTTGATCGGGTTTCATGTACTCTGAAATACGGTCAATCATTTTGTATGAATTAGGAAATCCACCGTCCACGTGATTCTCTTCAACTATGGGAAATTCCTCGCGGATACGACGACATTCACACACCCAATCGTCCCGTGACACACCCGATTCGGAAAGTTTTTCTAGGAACGCTGCGCAATCTGATTTGATAGGTAAATCAACAAATTCCTTGAATTCTGTCTCGTCGATATCGACCATGACAATGTGCGCGTTTCTCGCAACTTCTTGGAAATCGTATCCAGTTTGAGGAATTGTTAATCGCGTTCCAATCGTAATGAGAAGATCACACTTTTGAAATATAAAATTAGCAGATCTCTGTCCATACACACCCGGAATACCAAAATATAATGGGTCTTTGTGATCAACCAGATCAATCGCAGACCACGTCAATAAAAATGGTATATTGAGAGATTGTATTCTCGACTTAAACAATTCCACAGACTTTGAAAGTTTTACACCGTGTCCCGCGAGTATGACTGGACGTTTCGCGTTTTTTATGAGGCTGTGCACCTTTTCCATTTGATCATCTGTAGGGGATACTCGAGTCAGTGGTAATGGTTTCCATAATTGTTCCGGTATGGATTTGGATTGAACATCAAATGGTATATCTAACCACACGGGTCCCTTTCTCCCATCCAATGCGGTATGATATGCGTATTCGAGTTCATCATATATAGTTTCTGCATCCACAAGTTTCGCGTACTTTGTGGTTTTTGAAACCATGTGTACGACGTCAAATCCCTGTGTTCCATACATCCGACGATGCGCATGCTTATCGACATATTCTCGTTTTTCTTGACCAGATATCACGAGTACGGGTGTAGAATCCGCCCATAAACTGACGACACCAGTGATCGCGTTCGTCGCACCACCACCCGCAGTCACGAGTGCCAATGCCAGTTTTCCAGACGTTCTATAATATGCACCAGCCGCTATGAGTGCGGCTTGTTCATTGTGTGTATTGTAAATATGAATACCAGCTTCCGCACATGAATTATAAATGTGTGAGTTTGCTGAACCTATGATACCGAACACAGTCGTTATACCCTTTTGTAAAAGGAACGACACGATCGCATCACTGACTTTAATCATGGTCATTAGTCGTAGGACGATTATATTGTTTAAGTTAAATATCTAAAACGTCATTGTATATATTCTTGGGCTGTGCTTTGATACTTTTCAAAATTGAAATTTTCTTTGCCACTTCGATGGCTGCACAGTTAATAATATCTAGATTACCTGCGTATTTTGATAAGTAATCTTCGGAACCATATACCTTTATAGAAACCATGAGTGTGTCATCGGATATGTATCTTGGGGTCATTTCCGATGTATAACCCGTCGCATACGATTGCATCCGCTTAATAAATATATCAAAATCGTCAAAGTTCCCTCGTGTGGCTTTGAAAAACACCGTCGTTTGCATGACTGTTTCAGGTGATGGATTTACATTGAGAATGACTTTACAATTGTTTACACCTGTAAGACTTTGAATAGCACTCTCCGTGGTTTGGATGTACTTATCAACATTAATCCGTGTCGCCATTCCAGCGCTCTCGGATGAGATTTGCGTGACAACCTCGGCATATGATACGCTACACTTACTCGTCACGTATTTTATGAGTGGTATAGACACTTGTCCTCCACATGTGACCATGTTGACGTTTTTAGCGTGATGTAAACACTCACAGTTTACGTTAGGTACACACATTCGACCAATTTTAGATGGTGTCATGTCGATGACAATTATATCTTGTGATAGAAATACACTTGCATTCTGACTCGCTGTATATGCATCTGTACAATCAAATACAATATCACACGATTTTGGATTATCTATGTAATACTGAATACTGTTTGAGTAATATGGAACATTGTCCGGTAGTGTCTTCGTGGATTCTCGACGCCCGACAAACGCCACGACTTCAAAGTTTTCAATCTTAAGTAACTTGCACAATAAATCGGTGCCTATGTTTCCAGTACCTATGATTGAAACTCTCATCTTACACTTGAATCCTTTTTAATCTTTAATATATACGGCTCATCGAATCCCGATGTGTCTTCAATCTCATATGTCGCCCCAAAAAATACTGCCCACTCGGAGAGTAAACGTGTACATGGGTCCACAATATTCATTTCCTTTGCATCGAGTTCTTCATTCACGTACTTTGTAACTGCTTCTTTTACATTTTCCACATCAACAAAGTCAAAATATTTATCTTTTTTGATGACGACGTGTCCTTCGCGACGACATACCGCACTGAAACGTGTGTCCAGTTCACCCGGTCCGTAGCACCCCCACACTCGTAACGAATGTGCATTTGGGAGTGTTTTAATTCGTTGGTCAATGATCCATTTCGAGAGTCCATACGGATCCGTCGGTGGATCACCACGTAACGCCGCACCACTCGAAAAATACAATAATTTACCTTTGAACGCACGTGTGACATTTTCAAACATGAGAATGTTCGTGTACGCCGTGGATGGGTTGTGTTGGTCGATGCTCGCGGCACAGTGTACGACAACGTCGTATGTGTGAGTTTTAAAGTATTCTTCAACCGCGTGTTGATCTGTGAGATCGAGTTCTTTTCGTGAAACACCTACCCAATGTGTATTCCTTATGAGGTTTTTACCGATGAAACCATTCGAACCAAGTACGCACACTCGTTTCATTTAATTAAAGAATACCTTCCTCTTTATGTCATAATGCCAAAGAAAGTGTGGTATGCCCCGAATAAATTTGAATCGTATGGTGAAGAAGAGATCAAGGCCGTTGAGGTTTGTTTGCGCGACGGCTGGCTCGCTGGTTTCGGTGATCGTTCTGTGGAGTTTGAAAAGCGTGTGGCAGACATCTTTGGAAAGAAACACGGACTTTTTGTAAACTCTGGAAGTAGCGCGATCCTTTTGGGTCTGTGTGCATTGAACCTTCCAAAGGGTTCTGAAGTCGTGACACCGGCGTGTGGTTTCTCCACAACCGTGGCTCCCTTGGTACAACTTGGTCTTAAACCTGTGTTTTGTGATGTTGGACTTAATTCCTACGTTCCGACGGTCGAACAATTGAAGGCGGTTGTGACTCCGGAAACCAAGTGCATCATACTCCCGAATCTTATTGGTAATGTGCCTCAATGGCAGGCGATCCGTGACGCGTTTCCAAACGTCATTCTCTTTGAAGATTCTGCGGATACCATCACAAAGACACCGTGTACCGACATCGCCACGACAAGTTTTTACGCGAGTCATGTGATCACGGCGGGTGGTGTCGGTGGTATGGTGATGTTTAATGACGAAGAACATCTTAAACGTGCACTCATGTTCCGTGATTGGGGTCGCATCGGTGATAACATTGAAGAACCCAGTGAGCGTTTCAATCACTCAGTCGATGGAATTCCCTATGACTGGAAGTTTTTGTATGGTGTCGCTGGATATCACTTGAAAGCGTGTGAGATGAATGCTGCATTTGGTCTCGTCCAGCTCGACAAGCTCGAAGGATTCCTAGGCACGCGACGCCAGATGATTGAACGCTACATTGAAAATCTGAAAGATACACCGTATTACACGCTTCCAGATGACTCCATGAAACCAAACTGGCTCGCAATTCCTTTACAGTGCCCCGATCGTCTCGAGCTTGTCAATTTCCTCGAAGAAAATGATGTCCAAACCCGTGTGACATTCGCAGGAAATATTACCAGGCACCCAGCGTTCAGGGAATACCTAAATGATTTTGAAAACGCTGATAAAATCATGCGCAACGGATTCCTTCTCGGCGCACATCACGGACTCACGATCGACGACGTGGATCGCGTGTGTGACTTGCTCAAGAAATTTGCTGCGCAGAAGCGAGGGAAATACTTTCACTAGATATATAAATGCCAAAAGCTTTGGTGACTGGTGGTTGTGGCTTCATTGCCTCTAATTTTTTAAACACCATGAAAGAACGATATCCAGACATCGAGTTTATCAACATCGATAAGCTCGATTACTGCTCGAATGTTGACAATATCAAACCCGGCATCGCGTCCTTCGTTCAGGGTAATTTATGTAACGCGGGTCTTGTTGAGAGAATAATTAAAGAGCATGCATTCGATTATGTGTTTCATTTTGCCGCACAAAGTCACGTGGACAACTCGTTTACAAGTCCACTTGGTTTTACCTTTGAAAATACATACGGCACACATGTACTCATCGAACTGTGTCGACGACACATCCCTAATGTTGAGTTCATTCATTTCAGTACCGACGAAGTGTATGGCGAATCTAAAATTGACACGCCTTTCACAGAAGACTCTGGCGTCTTGCGCCCGACGAATCCCTATGCCGCTTCAAAGGCCGCCGCTGAAATGATTATTAATTCATACATCGAATCATTTGACATGAATGTGAAGATTCTTCGATGCAATAACGTATATGGTCCAAACCAATACCCAGAAAAACTCATTCCAAAATTTGTCAGACTTTTAAAGGAAGATAAGAAATGTACCATTCACGGAACGAACAGTGCAAACATTCGTCGAGCGTTCATGCACGTTGACGATGTCGTTGATGCGGTTGATGTTGTGTGGAAGACTGGTAAGACTGGTGAAGTATATAACATCGCTTCAGATGATGAAATGAGTGTCATGGACGTGACAAAACTTATGATAAAGACAATCAAGGACACGGAAGATTATGATGCATGGATCGATTACGTAGATGATCGACCATTCAATGATCAGAGATACTACATTTGCGCGAATAAACTCAAGTCATTGGGGTGGAGTCAAAAGAAGACGCGTGAAGATCTCATTAAATTTCTGAAAGAACTATAGATGGATGAACTCGTACAGAGTGTCTACATCCTCATGGTGCTCTTGGCCTACGTGATGCGTAGAGCAGGAACATTTACGATGGAGGAAAAGGTTCGAATGCTTGAATTTATTGGAAAATTGAGCTCGCGAACATACATGCAAATACAAGCATCGCCCCACGACCGAGGTTCAAATATGAATACTTTTCAAATTGGTCATCTGTGAGACGATCTCGCGCGTCGAGTGTTGTTTTCGTCGAAAGACCTATGGTCCCGAGTGCCAAAATTGTAAACGGTAAAAAATGCGTTTGGTCGATCACGTCAAGTCCCGTGAGCGCCCAATTCGTACCACCGAAAACAACCCCATACATAGCAGATTTACCGGCAATGGCTTCCACAACTTTTGTGTCTTTCGCTTTGACACGTTGTCTCGGGCGCTGCGTCGGCCGTGCATGTGCGATTGTGAGTGTTTTAATCATTTGTCTTTTTGACCTTTTTACCTTTAATTAAGATTTCACGAAGAATGTAAATTTGAAGCGCGAGGCCAAGTGTCGTATATGTGAGTGTAAAATTCACACCAGAGCGCCTGATTTGATACACGAACCAGAAAATACTCGCAACAATACTAAGTATCACATAATTTCGACTGTGACCCGTGAGATCACCCGTTTTACGAATTTTATCGAATGTTTGGTACATTTGAAATACACCAATACCCAGTGCAGCTATAGGTAGTGTGAGATCCAGGCTCATTTTTAATCTATGCTTATATAAAAATTATGGACGCCATCTTGAAGAAGTTTTCAGGAAAGATTGACGCACGAAGTGTTGTGAAGACGGTCGAGGAAATTAAGGTACAATACATCGACGATGGTTTGACCAAGGAAGACCTCCCACCGATCTTGGCGAAGTTGATGATGGAGGCCTCTAAGTTCAAGAATCTCGCGGGTGACGAAAAGAAGAAGCTCGTCGTCGGTATTCTTAACCATTTGATTGGTGAGATTGACGGTGACAGCGAAAAGGATTCTGAGTTTGAAGTCGTCTTGAAGTCCATGGTGCCGGCGATGGTGGATGGTTTCGCGAAGCTCCTCAAATTGAAGAATGGCCTCTTGTCGTGCTGCATGAAGTAATATAAGAGTTATATTCACTACATAGATAGTATGAAGTTTCCGCCACTCGCAACTATGATTGAGTATGGTATATACACAGTCAGGGAACTCGAAAGGTTTCATCAGAATATGTTACCTAAACGAAAAATCACCGTGTTAAAAGAATGTGAACAATGTTCATTCGTATACCCAGGTAACATGTGTAATAATTGCAATTAATCATATTTTCTGTCCCATTTCATTTACAAATGTGACAAAAAATATAGACTTATAATAGATATGTACATTTGGATCATAGTCTTGATCTTTGCATTCGTGTGGTACAGACGACGCGTGTCTGCATATGATACAGGGGTTATCGATAAATTGAAAGTCCGACCATTACCCAGTCAGTCAAAACCGAAAACACCTGTGAAAACATCTACACGAGATTTCACGAAAGTTAAAGAACACCCGGAATTAAAAAAGTTTCAGCGTCAGACGGCACAATATAAAGCTGTGGCAGAACGACAAAACGTGAAAGAAAAGGAAATTCTAAAGGAGTCTGCACAAAAAATTGCAGTGGAAAGAAATAAAGCAAATCAACAGGTTTCGACGATACAGAAACAGGGAACGAATGAATCGAGACAATTACAAGCCGCTAGCGCGAATGAAGTGCGAGGTATACAAAAACAGGGTACCATCGCCGCGGCGAGTATTAAAAATGCCGCAAATGTCGAAGCGCAGAAAATCAAAAATGCTGCTGATATCGATGCAAAACGTACCGTGACACAGGCAAGTCTCGAAGCCGTACGTATAGTAAAAGCTGGTAATGAAGAAGCGAACCAAATCAAAAATAAGAGTATCCCCGAAAAGTATAGGTACGTGCGAATTATTAGATACAAGAGCGGTGGAGATCATTGGATGAATATCGCCGAAGTTGAAGTGTATTCGGGTGGGACTAATGTCGCGAGAGGTAAGAGAGTCACTGCGAGCAGTCTATTATCAGGATCATATCCACACAGCAATCTCACGGATGGAAATCGCTCAAATTTCGCACACACGCATAATGGAAATGTGGAATGGTTTCTCATCGATCTTGGCGCCGAATATTCTATAAACGCAGTAGTCGTTGTTAACCGCGTCGATTGTTGCCAAGCGCGATTACGAAACACGAAAATCCAATTATCCAAATATAGTGACATGCGATCACCATTAGAATCACACCTATTTAGTACCGCCGAAGCGTCACAATCCACTGTGACGTGGTCACCAGTATAACATCTAATTCAAACTATATGATTAATTATTATAAGGATTCGAGTTAATTTCTCAGACTATATCATATAGTTATGAATGCAGTCACGATCAGTATATTACTATTACTGATCAGTGGTATGGTCGGTGCTTTCCTATACATTAAGAAGCTTCGAGCCACGAGTGCTGAAAACACCAAGAAACTCCAGGAGGCGACAGCACAAGTATCATCCCTTAGATCTGATGTCAGTGAGACGAAGGCTGAAGCCGAGGAAGCGAGCAAAAAGCTTGAAAATGAAAAGAAGGCGAAAAAAGCTGAACTCATGCGTATCGACGCAGATAGTAAGGCTGAAAAGGCGCGACGAGACGCACTTGAAAAGATGAAGGATGCAAAGATTGCGGAACTCACCGAAAAGAAAAAGCGTCAAGAAGCGGAAATCGCAAAGACCGAAGCGCGACGTCAGGCGGCGCTCAAAGAAGCAGATGCTGCGCGAGCAAAGGCGAAGGCTGCGAGAACTCAAGCGGATCGTGCCATCGGCGACGCAAAACGAGCGAAAGATCTCGCTAATCGCGCGAAACAAGTCGCTGATCAGCGCGCCAAACAAGCTGGTATTGAAATTGGTCGCGCGAAGACTCAACAGGCGCGCGCCGCGAAGGATGCGGCGATGGCGCGTCAGAGAGTCGCTAAAGCGGCGAAGGATGTGGCAAGTGCCCAAGCGCAAGTTAAGGGTGTTAACATAAAGCGTACCTTCGAAGATGCCGCCCGATACGGTGCTGTACCGGGATACTATACAAAGGGACACGTTTGGGCGGGTGACCACTTCAACGTGTCCGATCCGAATGTCTGTAAATCCATCGCGCGTAATAAAAAATTAGCCGTGTGGGGTCACAGGAACAATCTCCACGGTAACAAAAAGTATAAAAATTCATGCTATTTTTACAAGAGTGGACCGAAGTATGCAGGAAACGGTAATGACCGAGTCCATATGATTGGGTGCACATTCGGTGGTAATCCTAAGACGGGATGTGTACAACCTAAGCGTGAACCAGTATTTAAATGGGGTGCATATTGGAAGGGTCTTGATTTCCCAGGTAATGATATTTGGACAAAGTCGACATCGTCGAAGAGTGGATTTTCAAGGAGAATGAATAGGGCGCTTGCGAAGGTTCGGTGTCAAAAAGATAACAGGTGTGCAGCTTTAACATGTAATAATAGCGGAAGTTACTGTTGGGCTAAGAGCAAACTCGGAGGATCCAAAAGACATGGTGATAGAAATACATGGCGAGCCGATAGAAATTAGGTTTAGACAATGTCGTGGACGTCGATAATACATTTCTCCAGGATAAATAATCTCAACTAAGATTATAATGGATAAACGACTTATCGCCCTTCTTGTGGTCATCGCGATCATCACCGTGATTGGCTTCATGACTAAGTGGACCTTCCGCATCAGACGAAGCACGTATGACGGTGAAGATATTACCGAAGAAGAATTAGAAAGAATTGAAAAGGAACTCGAAGCCGAATTGGAAAAGGTGGAGGCGGAAGAAGGTTACGAAATGTACGAGGATGATTCAGATGACGAGGACGAGGACGAGGACGAGGATGAAGAATAATTCGGAACTAGATGTAGTATCATCAAATCAACACTTTTAAACCGTTAATCAAACCGTTTAAAAATGTCAGTATAATTAAATGTCGGCTGCGGCAACTCTATTGTTACTCGCATCATCTTCATTAAGCGTTGGTACCGGAGGTGTATACGCGTGTTCAGGTGGCAGTTTTGATGTCACTAAATTTGATCTTAAAACGTGTGATGTTTCTGTTTTTAACAAAGCTCTTAAGAAAGTTTCAAATGAATTGGGTATATCCACAAAAGAGGCGGGTGATCTCCTTGGTGATGATACACCGATCGACTGGGGAAGTGCAGCCGATGCACAACCCCCCAAAACAGAAGCTCAGATCCAAGCTAGAGTGGGTGATCCCCTCGGTGACGATGCACAACCCCCTAAAACAGAAGCTCAGATCCAAGCTGAAAAGGAAGCTGCCGCTAAAGAAGCCGAACGACAGCGGCTCTTGAAAATGCCACCGGATACGATCGATATAAAACCAGGCATTGTGAAAGGTGTTGAAATATCCAGTGATCCATCATGGGTAAACGCATCACCGGAAGATTGTTGGAGCATCATCAAAGATCAGCCAGCCTACGGCGGGGTCGTTGGTTGGGGGCACAGAAATGATAAACACCCAGATCCAAAATTAAAGAACTCGTGTTTCGTGTACACGCGGAATGATGACGGTGAAGCTATGCCACCGTTTCAAGGTGATCCCAATGACAAAATCACTATATCCGGATGTCACAAACCTGGTTTGAAATTAAGTGAAGGGTGTATGACAGATGAGGAAAAGAAATATTTTGCAAACCTCAAGCGTATGCCACCGGATAACGTGGATCGCGTGTTTGGTATACCCAAAGGTGTCAAGATTGAATCTGATCCATCATGGTCGGGTATGTCCGCCGAAGATTGTTATAAACTCGCGAACGACGCCGGTATTGAAGCGGGTGTGCGCGCGTGGGGATACAGAACCTCGGATTATAAGGATAAAAAACTAAGAAATACATGCTTCTTGTATAGAGACGATGTCTTCACAAAGTTCAAGGGAACGAATGACAAAACAGTCATCACGGCGTGTGTTGGACCCGGTATGAAAGTTAGTGATGGATGTTTAACAGCTGAAGAAATGGCACAGGAAATTCAAAGCACGTCAAAGATGCAAAAAGCACTCGCGATGGCTGCGATGGCGGCAAAAATGGCGGAACAGTTGGCAAAACAAGCCGTCGAGAAGGTTGCGCGTGCGGCAAAGGTCGCTGCGGCAGCCGTAAAAAAGGCTGCAGAGGAAACCGCGCGTCGTGTAGCTGCGGCTGCGAAAGCGGCGTTTAACGCTGCAAAGCAAGCTGCGGCAAAAGCGAAACAAGCTGCGCAATACGCGGCACGAAAAACAAAGGAAGCCGCGGAAGCTGTGGCGAATGCTGCTAAAAAAGCGGCCCAAGATGCCGCTCGAAAAACAAAGGAAGCTGCACTAGCAACCGCGAGAGCGGCTAAAAAGGCTGCAGTAGCAACCGCGAACGCTGTGAAAAATGCAGCGGTACAGAGTGCCAAACAGGCTGTCGCCGCCGCAAAGGTTGCCGCTCAGGCTGCAAAACAGGCTGCAACAGCAGTGGCAAACGCTGCAGCGAAGGCAGCTACAGCAGCCGCACGGGCAGCGAAACAGGCGGCTGAATACGCCGCGAAAAAAGCCGCGGAAGCCGCAAAAAAAGCCGCGGAAGCCGCAGCAGCTGCCGCGAACGCGGTTGCGAAAGCGGCAAAATCAGCCGTGAAATCGGTCGGAAAGGCACTTGGTTTCTGTTTCTCACCGGATACACCCGTGAGACTTGAATCTGGTGAACTCGTTCTCATGAAAGACATAAAACTCGGTGACGTTCTCGTGGGTGGTATCATCGTCGACGCAACCATGCAAATTAAAAATAGAACCAAAGATGTGTATTATAAAATTCACAGCAAAGAATTGAATGCGTTCATTTATGTCACGGGTGGACACTACGTCAAAAATGGTGACACATTTGTTCAAGTGTGTGAGTTACCAGATGCAATCCCAACGAACGAACACAGTGAAGAGTTATCTTGTCTCGTCACGAGTACTCATGAAATTCCAGTGGGCGAACATATCTTCTGGGATTGGGAAGATAACCTGGTACCCCAGACCAAATAATTTTATTTATCTATTATAATAAATAATGGCTTCAGCATTGAAAGCTCTTAAAGGTGCTAGTAAGGCAAGCTCCGCTGCTAAGTCTTTTGGTAAAATTGCTTTCAAGTCTGGTAAAAAGGTTGGTAAAAAGGGTATAAAAATAGCAAAAACAGGTGCTAAAAAGGGTGCTAAAATCGCCAAATCTCCAGTTGGTAAGAAGGCGCTCAAGTACGGGGCTGCCGCGGCCGTCGTCGGTGGTGGTGCGATGTACATGAATAAGAAACTCAAGGATAAGAGTGAAGCCGTGCAGGGGTGTGTGAAGGTGTGTCTTCCAGAAGGATATGATGAACACGTCTATGGTGGTAAGCCGAAATCAAGCTTGACTTACAGAACGATCGAAAGTGTCAAGGCAAAGGGTGCCGAGGTCGATGAAGACCAACCATTTTGTAATGCAGAGATCGATGATTGTGGCGAATTTTGTACAACTAAGTGCGAAGAAGCGAACCCGCTCGACGTTCCCGGTGCGGAACTCGCGAAGGCTGGTGCAGGTGCCGTCGCTGGTGCGGTGAAAGGTGCGACTTCTTTCGCTGCGAAAGGTATCTGGACCATGATTAAATTGCCGGTTTATATTGGGTGTGGTGTGTGTTTGTGTGCGATTTTGATTTACTTTTTCATGATGATGCGAAAGCCGGGTGCTCCACGTATGATGGCTCCACCACCCCCGAGATACTATTAAAGAAATAAAGAGTCTTTAATTTAATGATTTTGAGTATCGATGTCGGTATTCGAAATTTAGCCATGTGCTTACTTAACGAAACTTCTAACCTCGTCGTCCAATGGGACGTTTCGGGCGTTCCACCGGAACACAAGGATGGTATTTACGTTTCTTTAAGAAAGCATCTTGATGAACGCCCATGGGTCCTCGACGCTGATACGGTTCTCATAGAAAAACAACCAGATCGAAATAAAAAGATGGTTTCTGTCATGCACTTTTTACACGCGTATTTTATCATTAAAAATCCTAACGCCGAAACAATTCTTTATGATGCGCGACATAAAATTCCAGACGTCGCTGGACCGGGTCGTTCACAGTACCTCAAGCGTAAAAAAGTATCGATTGAGCGATGTGAAGCCTTTATCCGTCGTGATAATGTCAATGCACACTGGCTCGATACATTTATAAAATCAAAAAAGAAGGATGATCTCGCAGATACGGTCATGCAGGCATTGAGTTTTACGAATCGGATCGAAGTCGCGGCACCGACAAAAAAGAAAAAGAGTACGAAACTCATCCCTAGAAAACCAAACGAAAATCAAAAATCAACCAAATATTCAAAGTCAAACCTCGCGTGGATTTATCTCAACAAACCAGACTGCGAGTACCTCGAAAATAATAAACGGTTCATGAAAGACCTTCGACGCTACTACAGGGATATCGGAGATCTCGAAAAAGATCTCAATGTAAAATAAATGGCAATTGGCTCGAAACTCAATATTGCTGGTAAATATATGACCTATGTGTACTCGGTGATCGCTATCATCATCGCACTCGCATCCATCGTTGCGGGTGCTCAGTCCATGAAAGAAAAAGAGGAACGAAAGGCGATGGGGTACTTTGGTCTCGCGATACTCGTGAGTCTCGTCGTCATTTTGAATATCATCGTCGCGCGTCGTATGTATGGAGGACGTTTCCTTCTCGGTCTTGAGGGTGTGAGGTTTCTAACGTGATTAAAGATTTGAGGGGAACTAAGAATTAGAACAGTATGCAAAAAGATGTCTTGGACCACGGATTTGTACGATTGGTTGATCACATGCCGAGAGAAGATTTGGACACGTCAATCGTCCAAGCAGCTCGAGTCAGCTACGGAGACGGGACAAAGTCTTCACGTGGAGACCGAGGACTCCTCAGGTACCTGCTTAGACATTGGCACACGACCCCTTTCGAAATGGTGGAATTCAAATTTCATATCAAAATGCCCCTATACATCGCGAGACAGCACTTTCGACATCGAACAGCCTC